GACCAAGCGAGCCATCAGGGTGTTCGACACCGAAGCAGAAGCCGAAAAGTTTATGGAAACCAAGGACAGCAATTATCGGATCGAGGTGCGCACCGGAGAAGATACCAGGTGCGTTCAGAATTGGTGCCGGGTGTCCGCTTTCTGCGACCAGTTCATGGGAAATAAAAATGAAATGGAATGAAAAAACCGACGAGCAGTATGAGGCTTATGCGACGATCATAGCTGGTGGTGACAATGAAAATGAACTGCCTCTCAGTGGAGATGATGTCGGTTTGATCGCTTATTTAATAGATCATGTAATCGCTCACCTTAAAGATGGAAGCGTTGAAGGCGACCTGGCTTTAGAAAATTTAGACGATCAGTTGGATCAATTAAAAAAGTTAAGGGAACAATGGATTGCATGGGACGATTTCGATTGTTCACCGATACATATTTATGAAACCGACATGGCACGACTTGAAACGGGGCGCATCAGTGCTGTTGACCTGATCGATTCAGTGAAGTTGAGACAAAAAAGGATTAAACAAACGGATGGCTGAGATGACCTTCATCGAACTGGATGACGAGAAAACATGGCGCAAGATCATTGGCATATGGCAGGAATCTTCAATTCCTGGTCTGCGATTCAAACTCGTGCATGAAGACGTTCAGGTTTTATGGCAGCGGGGTGTAATTACGACGTTTCCGCTGCAATTGTTCATGGCGTTAAGCGTCAAAGAAATCATTGAAATAATCAACCGGGAGATAACGAATGCCGCAAGAAGATAATCCGACCTTTGAAAAGATTTGGTCAACACTTAGCGTTATCAGTGTCAATAATTATACAGAAGAAAAATATGGCCTGACGTTTTTGAGTTGGGGGTTTTGCTGGGCGCTGCTGATGAAGCATTTCCCGCAGGCTCAATATAAATTTGACGAGAATGAAATCCACCCGGATGGGTCAGTCACGGTTTACTGCACCGTCACCATTGGTGAATGCAGTCGCTCCATGCACTTGCCCGTTATGAATCATAAAATGGCGGCTATTCAGAATCCGACATCAAGGGATATATCGGACACAAAAATGCGGTGCCTAGTTAAGGCAATTTCGATGCTAGGATTGGGGTGTTACCTTTATTGTGGCGAGAAAAACCCGGAAGGCGAGGTGAGTGAGCCGCAGCAGGACGCAGAGCCTGAGACAGTACCTGATACCGCCCCGGCCGAGAACGTCGCTTCACCGGCCTCTGACACGCCATCCCCAGATGAGGGGGAAGCAGCGGACGATGATGACGATTGGTTGCCGAAGAATCAAGAATCAGCCGATCACTGGGTGTCGGTCACCCTCGACTTCATCAAGCAGCACTGTGACGAGGAATCTCTCAAGAGCTTATGGGAAGCCAATAAACAGACCGTGATCTATATCCAAGACAAGTACCCAGATGCCTATCTTAAATTACAGACAGGATTCAAACAGCAATACGCAGAATTATCGAAGGAGAAAACATGATGGCAAGAGAATACGGACCTAAAGGCGAGGGAGCGTTATGGCCCCATGAGAAGGGGCATGAGAAGCAACCTGATTTCAGGGGACATTTGGATCTCAGTCGGGCGCAGTTACATGCCCTGGTTGATTTGGCCAAGCAGGATTCAAGTGCAGCAACCTTCAAGTTGCAGCTTGGTGTGTGGGACAGAACCAGCCGCGACGGGGATGCATATAAATACCTCCAGTCGGAGGTGGTTATTCCAGGCGACGAGAACCAAGGTCAGCGGCAGCAACCGCGTCAGTACAGCAAGCCCACATCACCGGCTGCGAAAGAGCCGTGGGACTGACATTGCGAATCGATCTGCCAAGTGGGAGTAACACCGTCGATATGGTGTTGATGCTTAGTAAGCAATTTCCACAGCGATCCGCTGAGTTGATGCAGTTTTGCAATGCTTCTGAGAATGGTGTCACGGTTGAACTGCTGCCCACCAAGACATGGCACAGCCGACCGCAGGAAAATTATTACCGTAATTGGTGCAGGCAGTTCGCTAGCTGGTGCGGCATGACGCCTGATGAATTGCATGACGAGCTTTTGTGTAAATGCTACGGCAGCGAGGAAGTCGAAACCAAGATGGGTGTTCGCCGCCGACCACTCAAGCGCAGCAGCAGTGCCAGTAAAAAAGAGTTCAGCGAACTGATCGACACGCTGATTCAGACCGCTGCCGAGTTTGATTTTGTGATACCGCCAACAAACGAGGTTACATCTGATGGTTGATTTTATGGTTGAGCCACTGTTCAGCTTACTGATCGTCCTTACCCCCCTTTTATATGTTTATTTTATCGACTAAGAGAATCACATGCCCAAACTTTCAAGCATCCGAATTACTGACAAAACAGTCAAGAATGCCAAACCCCGTGAAAAGACCTACGACATTCGGGATGCGGTGCTGCGTGGTTTCATGCTCAAAGTCCAACCTTCCGGTAGTAAATCATTTTATGTGGAATGGGGCCGAGGTAAGCGCATCCGTATTGGAGATGCAGCCCTTATAACGCTTAAACGTGCAAGAGAAATCGCAAAGCAACGGTTGATAAAGGAAAAATACGGAGAAGCCACGACATGACTGAAGCTGAGATGAAAGAAATAATCAAAACCCAACGTGAGAAAATTCTTATGCTTGAACAGCGCATTCAGGAACTGGAATCGAAAACTCTGATACAGGAACACACCGGCAAGGTGGTCGCGCAGGTCGAAGACCTGATGTTTTCGGGGTTACGATGACGGACATAATCACATCAGGTGGGAAGCCTATCCAGGCGGAGATTATCCGCGATTGGATCAACCAAATCATCACGACCATTGAAAGCGAAAAGCACTTGTTGGCTGAATGTCATAAAAGGTACGGCCCGATCATTTGCAACAGGTACGAATCATTTATCAGGGATGAATACAACCATCACAGGCGCATGATGGAAGAGGAAATGGTGACACATCAATGGGATGAAGAAGAGATCGATGACTACAACGAACGATATGGCAACATCATATGAACCCACAACTGAGGCATTGGGAATGTCTTTATTGCCATGCCACCTGGCAGGATCAAGCTGGTGAGCGTGGAAACATGGCACGATTCACTGGTGGTTGCCTGCGCTGCGGTTCAAAATACTGGCGGGAAGTTAGATGAACGTGCTTCACTTGTTCTCAGGCATTGGAGGATTTAGTCAATGACTCAACAGCAATTAAATTTACATATCTTGAATCAAGAAAACTTATGCTTGAATCAAAAAAAAACAGCAAAGGAAAATGATCAATTAAAAATAATGCCTGTCTCTGTAATTGAAATAGGACCGCAAAAGAAGAGAATCGAAGGAAGGCATTCAACCAAGAGCAGCAGAAGCGAATACAGCCCATTTCCGAAAGAAGTGTCAGATTTGTGTTATGAATTCTTTTTAAGGAATTCAAATAAAATATTTGATTGCTTTGCTGGATGGGGTGATAGGGCGGAGAAAGCTATAGAATGGAATAAAAGTTATATTGGTTACGACATATCAGAAAAAGTAATTCGCGCATCAAGAGATAGAGGAATACAAAACATTCTGGCAAATAGTCTCGTTGCTGATATTCCAGAACATGACGGCCTGATAACCTGCCCGCCATACTGGAACTTAGAAAGTTATAGCGATAATGGTATTGAAGCAACAAGAACATGGGAAAAGTTTAAGTTGCAATATTCTCAAATATTGAAACGATGTTGGACTCAAGCAAAATCAGGCTCTACATATTGCATCATGGTTGGAGAATGGCGAAAGAATCATAAATTCTATGATCTGGAATATGTGACAAGAAAAATATTTGATGAGTTAGGTGCAATACTTTTTGACCAAGTTGTAATCAGCAGAAAAAAAATAAGCAAAATTAAAATTATGCTACCGCAAGCCAAACGGCTAGGGTACTCGGTCAGGGTTCACGAATCATTATTAGTATTTAAGAAGCATTGAGGGAGACATCTTGCTCGGATTGGAATGCAGTCGTGCCACAGGTGGTTGAGGCTTTAGGGCGAGCCATTTTACAGACGGAAGCAAATAAATAAAGCGATACGATAATGAATAAAAACATCACCCGCTTTGATGAAATGAAGCAACAGGTGAATCGCTTTCATAGCGAGCAGCCTCGCATCTGGGATTTATTTGAGCGTTTCACTTTCGACAGAATACACAAAGGTTATAAACACTACTCAGTCAATGCGATTTTTGAGCGGATTCGCTGGGAAATCGATGGCGGTGGCAACGATCCCGTTGAGTTTAAGCTGAACAATAACTACAGAGCGTTCTACGCACGACGCTTTATGAAGATGTACCCGGAACACGATGGGTTCTTTCGCACCCGAACCCAGACCAGTGCTTACGACGATGCAACCAACATGCCTGAACTGGCACCGATTGATTACGACCGTACCATAGATGTAAAGGAACAATGATGAGTTGGTTGAAGTCTCAAAAATACACGCCCCCAAAAGTTGCTTCTGCAAAGAAGATCGAGGAACTTAAAGCGAGTAAGCACATGGAGGTCGAGAAATTGATCCGCGAATGGAAAGCTGTTGATCCGGTTGAGGAATGGCACAGTGCTTTGGCAGATCTGGTTGAGTCATACGATTTTATGCAGCTAATTGGAGATCAGACCAACAGGGATAATTTTGAAGAAGCACTGGAGAACGCAAGAGAACTTCTGGTTGACGATTAGAAATTTAATGAATCATAAATTTACAAAGCCGGACTCGACAGGTGTTAAATGTCCTGTTTGCGAAGCTGCTCTTGGTGAAAATTGCACAAGAAAGAACATGGAAGGGAAAATAATTGAGCGAAAATATCCACATCAGGAGCGCACATTTGCTTTCGTTTCGATAAGAGACTGGCCTAACCAGTAATTTTGATATATAAATCCATATTCAATTCGTCATTCTTTGAGCGGATTGAAATCGCAAAAAAAAGGGTCTTCCGAGATATGAGCCACAACGGTATCGGTCGAAGAGCCGACCAATTTCCATGAGCCATCTGGCTGTTCAGAACTCAACTCCTTTGAAATCCATTCATGCCTTGAGGCATGGGTGTTAAGTTTGTCTTGAAGGTAACTGCTGTAGAGAAAGAAGGCTCTATCCCAGTTCATCTGGATACTCCTCTGATCGCAGCACCAACCAGGGGATTAACAAACACACAACAGCAAACGGCAATGCCAGGATGGAGCTTAATCCATGCCTTCCAAGATATCCAAATTCTGCAAATTCCATGAGGGTGAACCAGAACAATGAGCCGGCAATAAAAGCCATCATTTGAACGACCCCTGTTTCCAATTTTGTCATCATGTGTGATTCTCCCGTTGATGTTTCATCCGATTCCGCCTCATCTAAGAGGCTATCTCGCGCCAGTTGCTGCTCTGCTTCAACATCAGCGGATCTAGCGGTATCTTCCGAAAATTTTTCTTCACTCAATCTATCAGCATGTGTCATTTTTCATATCCTCGCTTTGCCTATTTTATTACCCCAATCGCCTTTTTCAGAGCTTGAGAGTTAATTGCTGTGTTGTAAGATTCCTGGGCGATTGCCTCAAAATCATCAGCAATTGACTGTCTCCCTGCATACTGCTTTCTAGGATGATCTTCCAGCATCGTGAAATAAGGAATTTCCAGGACATCTACATTGCCTTCCTCATCCTCAAGAGCTTCCAAGAACCAATCAAGAAGATAAGGATTGTCGGCTGAAATTGCTGCCACCAAATCGTTTTTTTTGTACCCGCTGCTTACTCGTTTGAGATATGTTTTTTGTTCTTGTGGATCAGGGATGGTTTTGGTTGTTCTGGCGAAGAAGTTGAACCATCCATTGTCGGCTGGGGAATCAGGGCATTTAAGAGCTTCCAACACTTTAGCCAGAGCATCCTGTTTTTGCTCGCTGTTGATTCTGACAAAGTATGCTTTAACAGACATCAGTCTGCCAGAAAAGCTACCACAGCTTTCCCGCTTTTCAGCAAGCTAAGTCTCTGAACTATGAGGTGCCGCTCGCCGCACTTGTTCAAGACTTCAGCGACAGCGACTTTGACACTCTGAATATCTACAGCACCATCTTCAACACGAACTTTGCTTTCCGACTTCCACTGGTCAGCAGCCTCAGAACCTTTGATTCCAGCATTTTTAATGGCGGAGTAAACATAGGCCCAATGCAGTAGCGGATATTCACCATCAGGGATGTTGTCTATGTCTCTAGTCTTTCGTTCGATTCCCCTGCGTTCCCAGGTACTAATGTACCCTACTCTGTTTTCTTCGATGATACGGTCCTCGTCCTCACTCCGCTCACCAATACCCCATACGATATTTTCTGGGGCATAACGTTGCCCAGCTTCGCTCAATCGATCCATCACGACGGTACATCTCCAAGTTTTTCAAGAATAGAAGCCAGTACGTCATCTTCATCGTTGAGCAAACGTATCGCTGTTTTGCTGATGTCCACACTATCCGAGCCGCACAAATCGTCTTTTACGTCATCGCGGGCTTGCCGCAACATAGGCACCAGCGTGTGTAATTCTTGCAGCGAAAATTTTGCGATGATATACCCGCTGTGTCCAGAATTGCCCCAGCGATTCCACTCAGTCATCGCCTTGTCAAAGCTACTGCTTGAATAGCATCTAAACGAACCGTCCGGGTTCAAGACTTCCTGTCTATCGTTTGTAAAATCTTCAATTTTCGGCTTTTCCATGCTATTCCCATCCCTTTATGATTTTTCGATGAGCCTCAAGACCACCATGCATTGTTAGAACATCTCTACGACGCATCGCTATAACTTCAGGATCAATGCCAATGTATTCCCAGGCAATCTCTTGAATGTCGCTCAGTCTGGCCTTTCGTTGTGTCATTAGGCTAAACACTGTTCCATAAGTTTCCCATTTGTCGAAATTTTGAAAGGCTTTTATGATTGCGGAGCGAGTCTTATCGTTCATTGTGTTGGTTATTTTGAAGGCTATTTTTTCCATCGAAAATTCTCCAGGTTAATGATTTTCTGCGTAATCGGCGTTTAGAATATCCGACATTTCCGACTGCAATTTACCCAGCTTATCTGGATCGTTCTTAAACTCACGTTCAACAAAATCACGCGGGAAAACATACTCACCGCCATTGACTAAATTCTTCAAAATATAGGGGTATTTCGGGGCATTGCCTTTGAAACCGACAAGTTTGTAGCCAGCCCCATCGTAGATAACGACTTTGCCTAAATCGAGATCGGTGTATTTTGCGACTTTGCGGAGAGCATCCAATGTCTTACTGACTGCCCCAGCAGCTATCACTGTCAATTTAAATGTCGCTCTGTTGCTGCCGTAAGTGCATCGTCCGATTTCACCACTGACCCCAAACTTCTGCGACAAATCTCTTAGAGTGTTTTCTAATTCGGATTTCAATAATTTACAGGCTGACCTGTCGATCTGCGTGATTTTCATGTCGGTGTCTCCTTCCTCTTTTTTTCTCAAAATAAAAGTCTCCAACTCCCAATTATTGCGATTCGGTCCGGCTCGTCCCTCGCAAGTATTATGAACCATTCACATGATCCAATCGGTGCAGTTTTAGTTTCATTGCTGTAACTGTTTATCGTGTCGTATACTCGCACTCAGTTACCTCTGCTCCACTGAAAGCGTTACACCGCTGAAGTTGGAGATAAACTAATCTGTGTCTCCTTTGTTTAAGTATGCTTCTAATTTATTCATGTCGGCTCACTCCTCTACCGGCCCAAAAACATCTTCATAGATGTCATTCTCGTGCTTTTCGATCCATGTCCTGGCGTCCTGTTCGGTTAGAGGTATGATTCGATGTCCTCCGACACAACCGTTACCGGTATCTACTGAATATTTCGTTGCTGCTCCACCCTCACCCGCTGTAAAAAACTCGCCGGTCTTTTTTCGATACAGGGATTCTTCAATATAATGGAAGTCATGTATGCTGCTCCCAGCCGTTGTTTCACTGATAAATTCGGCTGTCCCAGTGTCATATTTTCGATTGTTAATAATCTGTTTCATCATGTCTATTCTCCGGTTGGGTTTTCTCTTTCAGCGATATTTTCGTAATCGCAGTGGTTGCAACGCTCAAAACAGTAATCGTCGTTTTGCGAATAAGTGATTGTGCCTTGGCCGCAATCAAAACATTCATCGCGCCCAACGACCAGAATCTGTCCGTGATCAATGTGCCAACGTGTCGTCATTGCGTTACTCCTTTCTCAGCATGATGGATTTGGCAGGGTTGCGTTTTTGCAGCCCCGCAATAACTTGCTCTGCTGTTGCGCTAAGTGTGTAGGCAGTTGGGAGCGTGTCGGTGCCGAACAATTCGACTACCTGCGGATCGCTGTCTTTTGCCAACCAGCACTTGGCTTCGCGGGATTTCCAAACTGTGATGCAGTGATTGTGTGTCATGGTGAATCCAGGCTCACCTGGTTCCCGGCTTCTTCCAGTAAATGCGGCCACAGTGATGCATCGAATTCAAAAATAACCGGATTGCCGTTGCGACTGTCAAGGCGGCCAATCTCTAGGCTCACCTCGACCGCGCTGTCAAATTCATTAAATGTATAATTTTCTGAATTAATAACATTAAAGAACCAATCTTCCAGTTCCTTCAGAACACTATCATTGCTGGGAAATGTGCCGTTCGGGTTTAGCAATCCAACCTCGCGCAAGTATTTGTCGATCCTGCTGTCATGCAAATCGACAAACTCACGCACGGTTTGTTTTTGATATCTGTTCATACTCATAACTCCATTATTTAAGTTTTAGCCACAATTTATCCATCAATTTTTCTTGAGCAACGGATAATTCAGACCAATTTTTCGGTATGCCATTGGCATTAAGGCAGGATTCAAAAAGTATTAGCTGTGGATCATTAGCTGATAATGATTCGTAAAACCTGACAGTTTTATTGTCTCTGAATATATTTTGGAATATAAAGTTTGAATTGTTATGCGTCATTTATTTAGCACTCCTTATCTTTAGTCCTCAATCATATCTGGATGGTTAGTTAAAATATCTTCTAACTGGTTGGCTTGGTCTGTTGTTAACAGTTCTAATACGCTCCAAAAAAGTACATCAACCATATCTGGGTGAATGTGAACAACGCTCAACATAGCCTCATGGATTAGTTTTTCTTGCTTTGTATATTCAGGGCCGAAAAAAAACTCGCCGCGATCCCGCGCCGATTGTTCTGTATTGAAATACATAGTGGTGCAGAAACCGTCGCTGTTTTCAATCAACAAAAAATAATTACTCAGCACTCCACGTTCCAGACTTTTGAATGTGCTGTTTTCCCATTCCTGCCCATTCAATATAGACGTTCCAAATTCGCGCCTAAATTCATCGCCAGTGATTTCAAAATAGGTCACAGAATCGCCGCTATCCATAGTAGCCAGCAGTTCACCATCGCCATTCAACATAGCGTCATATAGGTATGGTGTAATGATTGTCTCACCTTCAAATTTGCCTGGGTGAGATACCGACTCGTTATAGTCCTGTATTCGATCTTTCATATGTCTAGCACTCCTATTTGGTATCAACCATTTTGGAATAATCCAGAGCTTTGAAACCGTCGCGGTTAAATCCAGTGAATTGCTCCGTTAATAGTTCCGTATAATTCTCTGCCAATGCTTGAGCTTTGATTGCGGTTTCCTTAATGATTAGAGAATCCGCGATTGTGTACGGTTCATGCTCGCAGTCTAAGGCGTCGAGAATATCCTTAACTGTGAAGTATTTAGCGACAATAGATAATGTTGCGCTTTTGGGAAATTCTCTACCGCCACACCATCCGTTCCGGTGCTGGCGTTCCATGCTACGGTTAGCGTTGAACAAATCCCGCCGGTATGCCGTCCAGGTTTGATTGTCTAAGGCATTGAGGCGTTGAAATCCGTTTTCAATGAGTCGCTTTTCTGTTGCTGTAATCATATTTAATTCCCCTACATTACAAGACGACGATACCGCTACCTTTTTTTAGTTCATAACTTAGGCAATCGTTTTCTATTAATGCGTTGATATAGTTGATAACGTCAGCCTCCGTTACATCTTCGCTGTAAAACTCAAGCTCAATAATTGCCCGTGTCATTGTTGATTCCCCTATAAATTAAAAATTGCCAGGACAAAAAGCCCAGTTAGATCGCCAGCGCAAACATTGCGCCAAATACCAATCCAAGCGTAAAAACCGCTATTGATCCAAGTAATTCTTTTATGAATGTGTGCATGGTTAGATCGACAAGGCGAACATTCTAATATCCGTATTGATTAAGAGATTAGGGCGGCTCTTGTGTAGATTTTCCAAAATTCGTTGATGTTATATTGAATGTAATCGTGAAGGCGCCAGTTGCTGGCGTCCGGTACGTCAGTATCCAAGTATTTGCAGGCGATTACTTTTGCCGCAGCAGTCCATCGCTCTTTATCGGTTTTAAACTCGCCTTCCCTATGCTTAACCGCAAATGCTCCAGACTCATGCACCTTCACAATTTCAATTATCAGTTCTAATACTTGCATTTTGTTTACCTCGCCCTTGGTGGGAGCGTTTAAACGCTGTCCGAATCGTTGCTTAGATTCTCGCCAGCACACACCGGACAGCAGGTTACTTGTACTGCCCAACTGCGCGCCATACGCCATTTAGCGCCGCAATCGTTGCATTTAATTCTTAATCCCCGCGTGGATTGTTTTTTGCGGGCAGTGGTGGAAATCTCAGCGTGTGGATACTCGCCCAACTTTTTGGCGATTGCCTCTAACTTGGCTTTTAATTCATCGCCGGTCGTTGTTGCGGTCATTTTGCCAGTCAAGCCAACAGACTGTGCGATGCGTTTAAACGGTGCCTTGTGTCCGTTATTACAATCGTCTACCGCATGGACTAATTCATGGGTTAGGATGCCCATTGCTTCCACGCTGTCGGCAATTGTGGGGGATATGAATATTTCATTTATACTTGCGGCACTCATGGATCGTGGGAAACACTGGCCAATGGTGCGGGTCTTTTCAGACATGCCGCGCGATGAAGGCCAGCCGCACGTTACCTTCACATCGCCAGGTACTTCATGCCCGGCGGGTGCGAACACTCGCATGCTCAATTCAGCAACGCATTTATTTAAGTAGGTTTCACGGTTCATGCTATCTAATCCTATTGCCCTAGTTGACACTAGAATGGCGCCCTCCAGCGCCATTGTGGTATTAACTAGCTGATGATTATTGGTTTACGGTTCATGCTTAAAACTCCGGTTGGTTTAATCAATGGGCATATTGTCTCATATGGCATTACATACTGCAAGGTGCATATTGCGTCATGCTTACAGCTAGACAAAGCCGGGATCAGGCGGCTAAAATCCGGGCATGGCAAAACCTAAACAGCTGACGCCGAAAATGCTGCATTTCGCCAGGTTAGTCGCCAGCGGGATGACACAAGCGGATGCATACCGGGAGGCATATGACCCTAGCGAGTCAACCACAGCGAAATCGATTCACACACTTGCAAGCCGGTTAATGTCGCGGGTTGATATCAGGTCAAGGGTTGATGCTTTGAATAAGGCTAGGGATCAGGCGGTGGCCAGATCAGCAGTAAGCGCGAAGGCTCGCATCATAGAACGTCTGGATGCTGCTATTGATAGTCCTACCGATCCTCTTATCCTCAGGGCATTAGAGATATATGCGCGGGTATGCGGGTTGATGAACAGCAGCTTGACCGTAGAGACTAAAGCCCAGAACGATCCACAGGCTGTGGCGGCACTACTCCAGGCTAAATTGGATCAACTGGGCCTAGGCGCATCATCCGCAGAAGATAGCGCCCAGCCTGCGCTGGATGCCAGCAGCGACGATAGACCGGCGGACGATCAGCTGAACTAGGCTATTAGAATCAATGACTTGGCTCCAGGCTAGGAAAACCCTTTAGAATCAACAACTTGCTGCCGAATTTAATCAACAACATACCTTAGTCTCTCTCCTTTCTCTCCTTTCTCTCTCTTCTCTCTCTCTTCTCCTTCCCCTCCCCCTCCCCCCTCTTTCACATGCAACGACGACGGTCTCTGTGTTCAGGAATCCCCTCAAATAATCACCTGTTTTTGCAAAATGACATAATGTCATATGACATATGTACCCTTTTTTTCACAGAAACGGGGTAGGAGTCCCTGGGGGAAAAAATTTTTTTCAAATTTTTAGAAAAATAACCTCAATAAACGCTTGACTTTCGCTGTCAAGAGGGTACATTCGGTAAAATCTAAAGAAGATCTTTTCTACTAGGAAGTTCCTAAGTCTTAACTAGGACGTTCTTGAGATAATATTCAGGTGATGAATATCCTACGAGGATAACCTGAATATTTTAGAAGATTCTAAGTTAGGACGTTCCTAAGCTAGGACGTTCCTAAGCTAGGACGTTCCTAAGCTAGGACGTTCCTAAGCTAGGACGTTCCTAGTGATTCAAAATATCAATATCTTTGACTTCAGCGGGCTGGTTTTAGTGAGAGCTTGTCCGATTGGATCATGCGAATGATTCATAATGCTTTGGGAGGAATATGTGCGCTATACGAATCCCGAAGCATTTGAAGTCAGGGATATTTTTTGTTCTAATCTGCCGGTTATCCTGATTCTGGGAATTCTCAGACTGGCGATCCAAATGTTTAGGTTCTGAACAAATGCCGGTACGCAAGGTCAAGGGCGGCTATCGCTGGGGCAATTCCGGCAAACTCTACCCCACCCAAGCCCAGGCGGAACGTCAGGGGCGGGCAATATATGCTTCGGGATATGCGGACGGCGGTATTGCGTCGTTAGGGAATGAAACCGCTGAGAAGCCCGCAAGTAACGGCATCTATGACTTGTGGAAAAAACACGTTCCCATGAACGCCCGTATCTTTTTGCAGACATTGCTTGGGACTCCGGGCAAACCTATCACCGAGAAGGAATTTACCTCTCGTGAATTAGCCGAGATGGAGCAAGTTATACAATCGAAGCGATTATCTGAAATAGAAGCTGCAAAATATGAAATTAAGAGGGCGCAACTTATGGTTGATTCTGAGTCTGAAGCAGCCATTGCCGCCAATGTCGTTGGGTATCAGCGCAGGTTAGGTTTATCGAAGGAGGAACTGGCCGATAAGGGGCAAGAAATTATAGATAATGCGCTAGCCCGTCTTTCAAAATTGCAGCAGGGGTTACATCTTGAAGGGGATATTCAGTACGGTTCCTATCCATCTGGAGATAGTATCCGCGGTCAGGTAGGGACAACCCTTGGCAGGTTTACTTACACGACAGATCCTGCAACTGGCGAGAGAGTCGTTGTAGATAATTATGATTTTTACAACCCAGATAGGGAAGAACGAATAAAGGCTTATGAGGCTATGAATCCGCTTGAAAGAGCAGTAAAGACTATTGCACGTTCTATGTATGGTGTTATTTCAGGATCACCACATATTCTTTCACGGCCAGCATTAGGGGCAGCGGAGCTTGGTATGGCTTATATTGGCAGGGAAGGCCGTCCCGTTAGAATTGCTTATGATCCTTCAATCGAAATGCCCGAAGATTACCGCCAAGGCGGGCGGGTAAGGCTGATTTGAATGGCTATCTCAGATCATATTGATGTAACCGGCCTGAAGGATGTCTCGAACCTGCCAGCGGCTGATCAGCAGCAGGTGCTCGAACTGTTACAGCAATTCGATGCGGCGGAACAGGAGCAGGCTGCCCGTGATACCTATTTGGGCTTTGTCAGGCAGGTCTGGCCCGCTTTCATCGAAGGCCGCCACCACGCCATCATGGCAAAAGCCTTTGAGAAGGTGGCCGCAGGCGAACTCAAGCGCCTGATCATCAACATGCCACCCCGGCACACCAAGTCGGAGTTTGCTTCCTACCTGCTGCCTGCATGGTTTTTGGGGCAATATCCCGATAAAAAGATCATTCAGACCGCCCATACCGCCGAACTGGCTGTAGGGTTTGGACGTAAAGTCAGAAACCTGGTAGCCAGCGATGATTACAAGACCATCTTTCCACAAGTCGCGTTGAGGGCCGACTCCAAGGCCGCCGGTCGCTGGAGTACCAACCAGAGTGGCGAATACTTCGCCATCGGGGTGGGCGGTGCGGTTACCGGTAAAGGCGCTGACCTGCTTATTATTGATGACCCTCATTCTGAGCAGGAAGGCCAAAGCATAGACCCTTCGGTGTTCGATAAAGTCTATGACTGGTACACATCCGGCCCTCGACAGCGATTGCAACCCGGCGGAGCCATCGTGGTGGTGATGACACGCTGGCACAAACGCGATTTAACCGGGCGGATCATCAAGTCCTCGGTGCAGCGCGACGGGGCCGATGAATGGGAAGTGATTGAATTCCCGGCGATTATGCCTTCGGGCAATGCGTTATGGCCGGAATTCTGGCCGCAGGTCGAACTGGAAGCCCTGCGCAACGAACTGCCGGTATCCAAGTGGTCGGCCCAGTACCAGCAAGACCCGACCTCCGAAGAAGGCGCACTGGTCAAGCGGGAGTGGTGGAAACGGTGGGAGCAGACCGAAGCACCGAAATGCGATTTCATCATCCAGTCATGGGACACCGCGTTTTTGAAAACCCAGCGGGCCGATTACTCGGCCTGTACCACCTGGGGCGTGTTTTACCGCCCCGATGAAAACGGCATCACCAACCCGAACATCATCTTGCTGGATGCCTACAAGGAACGCATGGAGTTTCCGAAACTGAAAAAGACCGCGTTCGAGTTCTACCAGAACTGGCAGCCGGATGCGTTCGTGGTCGAAGCCAAGGCGGCGGGCACCCCGCTGACCTTTGAACTGCGGGCAATGGGCATACCGGTGTCGGAGTACACCCCGTCACGCGGCAACGATAAAATAGCCAGGGTTAACGCGGTGGCTGATCTGTTTGCGTCGGGGATCGTGTGGTGTCCCGAAAAACGCTGGGCCGATGAGGTGATTGAGGAATTTGCATCTTTTCCTTCTGGAGAGCATGATGATTTGGTGGATAGCAGTACGCAGGCATTGCTGCGGTTTCGCCAAGGCGGGTTTCTGCGGTTAGGCACCGATGAGGAAGATGAGCCGATGCGCAAGCGCACCGCCGATTATTACTAGGAGCTAACCATGCCCAGTTATTACGACAGCACCAAGAAAAAACCCGGAAAGGCCAAGTTGAGGTATAACGAGGGTGGCAAGACCTCTAAAGTGCCTAAGGCATGGATTGGAGATGGCGGCAGGGCTGTAACAAAGGAAGACCGACGCCGAGATGCCCAAATAAAAAAAGAGCACCGAGAGAACTACACCACAGTTAACGGCATTCTCATGTATAAGGGCAAGCCAGTAAAGAGAATGTCAGCGGCTGACCGAGCAGCGAGGAACAAGAAAGAGGAAGCTGCTTGGGAAGCTGAAAGAGAAAAATCAGAAGCGAAAGAAAAACATGCCAAGGAATCCGGGCGTGGTGGGTTTAAGCATGGTGGTAGAGTGACAAGACCTATTGATGGCAGGGCCACTAAAGGTTTAACGAGAGGTTCAGGGAGAACATAATGCCAAGTTACTACGACAGCACCAAGAAAAAGCCCGGAAAGGCCAAGTTGAAATATAAGAAGGGCGGCAAGGTGAAGAAGATGATGCACGGTGGCCCTATCGCTGTAGAGCCGAAAACGGTGTCCGCTGGGCTTAAAAACGGCCATGACGAGACCTTTGCCCGAGGCAGTGGAGCGGCACGTCCGCAAATATTTCGCAAGAACGGATAAATGCCAGTCGAACGCCCGTTAGGGCAAAACCCTTTCCTGCAACCGCAGTCAGAAGCCGATCTGGAGATTGAGATCGTCAACCCTGAATCGGTGTCAATGGAAACCCCTGAAGGCGGCATGGTCATTGATTTTGATCCCAATGCCGGGGTCGCTGATGGCACCGAACACGACGCCAACCTGGCCGAATACATCGATGAAGCCGAACTGCGCGAGATCGCTTCGGAGTTGGTTTCCGCTTACCAGTCAGACCGCGACAGCCGTGGCGACTGGGAAGAGACCTACATCAACGGGCTGGACCTGCTCGGCCTTAAACACGCTGACCGCACCACCCCTTGGGATGGGGCTTGCGGGGTGTTTCACCCGTTGCTGACCGAATCGGTGATTCGTTTCCAGGCGCAGGCGATTCAGGAACTGTTCCCGGCAGCAGGGCCGGTTAAGACTTCGGTGGTCGGGGCGCTGACCGTGGAGAAGCAGCAACAGGCCAATCGGGTCAAGGATTACCTGAATTACCTCCTCACCGAGCGCATGACCGAATACCGCTCCGAGACAGAGAAGATGCTGTTCTCGCTGCCGCTGGCAGGCTCGGCGTTCCGCAAGGTGTACCACGACCCGAATCTGGGGCGTCCGTGCTCGATGTTCGTGCCCGCTGAAGACTTCGTGGTTTCTTATGGCGCGGCAGACCTGACCACTTGCGAACGTGCCACCCATGTGATGAAGCGCAGCAAGAACGAAGTGCGTAAGTTGCAGGTGTCCGGGTTTTTCCTGGACGTGGACTTACCCGCCCCCAGCCCCGATACCGGCGAGATCGAGCGTAAATACAACGAACTGACCGGGGATTCAGCCAGTTATGACATGGATTCCCGGCACACCATTCTGGAGGTCCAGGTCGATTTGGACCTACCGGGGTTTGAAGACATCCAAGATGGCGAACCGACCGAGATC